ATAACTCCTCAGAAGCTTCTGCGTAGGTTTCCTGTGCTGATGTTGTTTTAATGCCCTCACCTAAAGCCTTTAGCTTTAACTGTGCTTGTAGTTTCTTTACTTCTGCTTCGCATTTGTAAACCTCATACTCAGTCTTTTCCATTGTCGGAGCAAGACTCCTGATTTGGTGCATCCAATTTTCTTGTTGTTCCATGATTTCTACTCCCCAACAATTTTATTAATATCTTCAAACTCTACTAAAAAATCATCTTCATCTACCCAATCTGTTTTGTAGTTCTTGTGGTCATTTGGAAAATCTTTTTTAGGTAAAGCAACTTCCAAAGGAATAAAATCTTTGGCTTTAATAGGATAGTGAACTAAATCTCCCATTTGTCTTTCGTCTTTAACATAACCCATTACTGCTTTTTTCAATTCTTTGCTATATAAAATCATTGGCTACTCCCGTAATTTCTCACGACTAGGAATATTTTTTTCGGGATACCTTTTTCTCCTGGGATATTTTTTTTTCCTTTGGAAAATTCGGTCAAAGTTTTCTTCAAACTTATCCCTATCTTTTGTTCTATCTTTACTTCCTTTGCTCAAAATATATCTCCTAATTTTTCCAACAAAGGTTTATTTCCGTATTGTTCACTAAAGATTCTTCTTCCTATAGTTATAGAATGTGGTTCTTCATTGTTTTCTCTTTTCTCTTTTTCGTTCATTCGATACCACCTGTTAAAATTATCTTCGTAAGATGCCTTATCGTTATATTCAAATATTTCACTCATATTTTTTCTCTATCTCCTCTAAGCGTTTAGTTATTTCAGGTATATCTGAATAAGATACATACTCAAATAACATATCTTTAGCTTTTTCGTGATAAGTTTCTGTAGGAAACTCGACAGTAAAATCTAAATCTTCAAGCCAGGATGTTATCTCGCTTTTAACTTTACTTATATCATCAAATTCAGAGTCGTTTTGCTCTCTTGTAAGAACTATATTTATATTAAATATTTCTTTCATTTCTCCCTCCTTATTTCTATAATTTCATCAACTATTTTTTTGAGTTTGCCAAACGTACTGTGCAATTCATTAGAATAGCTATCAGAATTAACAGAATACCCATTATCTGAAGCATTTGCTTCATGTTCAATACAGTAATCTAACCTGTTTACTACATCTTTTATTTTATCCTTGATGTCTATTAGCCTACACTCAGGACACCCATACCCTTTTAAATGTTCTTCAGGTGTGCATAAAAAATCACCATGTTGAGGACACCCAATCGTTGTGTCCTCGTCCATAATGATATATTTGTCGCTAAAATGGGATATCGTCATCTGATAATTCAGGTGTTTCTTTAACAACAGGAGTTATAGGCTTCTCCCTTTTTTGTTCAGGTATATCCATTCTTGTATAAAAATATTTATTACCTTTCTTAGAAGTGTTATCCCATAAAGCCACTCTTACTTTAACTCCCCCCTCTTCTTCTACCTCTCCATTTTTCATCTTATCTACTATTTCTTTCAATAAAGGTTTAGAGATTTCAATGCTTCCTGTAAAGTCAGGTTGTTTAGTTCCTGATTCTTTATAGTTATTTGGATATATTGCTCCACTTGATTGTGGTTTATCTTCGTATGCCATTTTATTTCACCTCCTCAGATGTTTCTTTAGCTTTTAAATTTTCAACTAACTGTGTAGCTAGTTTGTCTAGTCTTTCTTTCTGTTCAGGAAACCTTTCTTTCAGAACACTTATTGATTCAGCGTTTGACTTATATTGTTTCTTAACATCATCAGGAGTCTCGGCTAATCCTGAAACAGATTTAATAAAACCTTCAACAAAAGCATTCGCCCATGCTTCATCAAAATCTGCTCCTTTATCTTCTTCACCTGGTTCTTCCTTCTTAGGTTCTTTCTTTACAGGAGTCTTTTTAGGAACAGGCTTCTTGCCTACTTCCTTTTCTGCCTGGTTGCCGTCATCATCCTCTTCAGACCCAATGCCACAAGCAAGAGATAAAGAATATCTACGAGCATAAGTTAAGGCACTTCCAAATCCTTGAGCAGTCCTTTTATCTACAGGCAAAAAGATTTCCCCTGTTCCCAACTCTTCTCCATGACCATGAAAGATAGTTTCTATACATATACCATTCTCTGTATATTTAGATACTTGTCTATACAAGATGCCATGTTTAAGAAGAGAAGGTTTTACTGCTTTGATAACTGATTCCAAAGAAGCATACTTGCTTTTGAAATGTGGATTTACCTTATCAAACTCAGCAGAAGTTATCTCACTATATGCCTTGATTAATTGATTTATTAATCTGAACTTACTATTATCTTCAGTTCTCCATTCGTCTTTAAAATCTTCAATATCTTTAGCCATTACGCTACCTCCTTTACTTTAAGTTTGAATTTACCAATAACAATCTCATTCTTATCACAATCGATGAAACAATCACCTTTGGTCTTTGCAAAATCGACAGGGTTGTGATTAGTGTTTTTCATAAGATTGTCGTAAACATTTTCCATAAATTCTTTTGCATCCATTACGCTACCTCCTTTTTCAATATAAAATCTCTTTCCTCTGCATTTAGTCTCATAATTCACCCACCTCACTAGGGTCATAGTTTTTAGTTAGTTTCCAATATGTTAATAAAGCATTAAACATATCCTTGTGTTTGGAATGAGTCTCTTCATCCCATACATGACAAGCTATTAAACTTGTGTCCTCCCTATCAACAAAGATAGAAATTCTTTCTGCCTTATCAAACCCACATCCTTGAACGTAGGCTGATAACTGCATACCATGTTCGTCAAAAACCAATCTCTTAGGGTCTTTGCCTCTAAGGTCATCTTTGGTTTTAAAATCTATAAATATTCCAGTCTCGGAATATAGGTCTATCTTCCCTCCGTAACCTTCTTTAGCACAAAAGGAATCCTCTGCTATCCATGTTTCTAAGGGGTAGTTATCATCTAACCAATCTAATATAGCTAGATATGATTCTGATTCTTTGCCTGATACAAAACCTTCTTCAATCTCGTAGTGTATTTCACTACCTCTCTCTGCTGATTTTTGCCCTATTAATTTTGAATGCTCTCTGCATCTTCTTACATATTCATCTATGGTTTCATCAGACTCTATATTCAAAACCATTGCTGATTTAATTCCTTCTTTTATTTTCCATTCTTCCAATCCTGGTTTTGCAGACACACCAATAATGCCTGTAACTGAAGGAACAAGACTTAATTTTCTAGCATCAGCTAGTGTTGTATTTCTTTCCTTACCATTTGCACCAACAATGGTATACATAGGCTCACCTTCTTGTGTGTACCAATGTCCTGATTCTGAAGTGTGTTTATCGGTCATATTCTCCACACTCCTACACCTTCATCTTGGGTTAGGACACGGAATCTAAAGTTAGGATTTTTGTGTGTGTATCTAAGACAATAGTTTCTAATTATCTTAATCTCTTGACGTATCTTGCTCTTGGGTAGTTCAATCATTATATGGTCTCCCTTCTTCATCTGCTCCAAAGGTAAGTCATACTTTCTAGGCTTGCCTCTACCTACAGGCAAGGGAATGCCTTCTTTAATTTCAAACTTCATTTTTTACTCCTGATTGCTCCAACAATTTATGATGTATTAGTGATGATAGCATGAGGTCTTGCTAATGTGCAAGTAATGATTTATAGTTTCTGCATGGAGAGAAACTTAGTGATTTTAGACTCTTTAATAGTCAAGCAAGCTATTAGAGATATAGCTAGTAAAGACGTTAATATATCTACAAAAGCACTCTCTTACTTTATCTCAAAAGACTTTAAAAATCTATGCCAAAGAAATAAAATTGACGTAGATAAAATTCTTTCGAGCATAAAGGCATTGAATGAATATCCTCTACTATCAAGAAAGAAATTGTCTAATGACATATCGAAAGTCATAGATAAATTTTTTGTGGAAGAGGTATTTAGTAAGTAGAAATACTTACTAAGATTTTATAATAAGTATTTACTAAATATAGTAAGTATAAATAACTATAATGGAGTAACGTATGCTAAGTCAAGAGCAACAGGAAAAAATTGATATAAGAAATCATATCAATCACAATCCTAAAACAAACAATCAAGCACACGGACAATACAAAATAACTTGTCCTAATTGTCAGAGAGAAAGAACGAAGAACAAAGGTGATACACCTTTATCAGTTAATATAAATTCAGAGACTATTGTTTATCATTGTCATCATTGTGGCATTGAAGGAGCAATGTCTAAATCCCAGGGAGCAACAATGAAAGTAGTTAAAACAGAACCTAAACCAGTAAAAGAAATATCAATTCCTCCAATAGACAAGAAAGGAAAGGCTTCTCAATGGTTAAAAGATAGAGGAATTAGTGTAGAAGTAGCTGAAATGTCAGGTTGCACTCTAACAGAGAAAAATAAAAAACCAGTCATAGGATTTACATTTGAAGAAGATAGCAAAGCGATAGCAGTTAAGTGGAGAACTTGTAACGGAGAAAAAAGTTATTGGTGGGATAACAATGCTACTAAGCTATGGGGTCGTCAGGTTCACAATGACAGTTTACCTACAGTTGAATCAACAATAGTGATTACAGAAGGCGAGTTAGATATGCTAGCAATCAAAGAAGCGTTTAAAGACCATGCCAACATAGACGTATATAGCGTACCGAATGGAGCACCAAACAAAATTTCAGAAAATAAGATAGACCCTTCTGAAGAAGGAAGATTTAAGTATATATGGGAAGATAGACACCTTTTTGAAGGAGTAGATAGGGTAGTTTTAGCCACAGATGACGATAAGAACGGAGAGATATTGGCTTCAGAGTTGTCCAGGAGACTCAATAAAGCTAGATGTTATATTGTTGATTATAAAGGGCATAAGGATGCGAATGAGTTATTAGTTGAGTCAGATGCAGAAACAGTCAGACATCAGGTTTTAAATGCAGAGCCTGTTCCTCTTCACGGATTAAACAACATAGACTTTTATGCAGATGAATTTCAAAGTTTGTATGACCAAGGACACCCCAAAGGCATATCAACAGGGTTTGATTCAGTTGATAAGCTATTCTCCTTGCAAACAGGCTACTTAACTGTAGTTACAGGCTATCCTGGTGACGGAAAGAGTATATTTTTAGACAATATTATTATAAATGCCTGTAAAAATTATGGTTGGAAGGCTACCTATTGCAGTTTCGAAAAACCTCCTACGCTTCATGCCGTTCAATTGGCTCAAATCATAACTTCTAAGCCATTTTTTTCTGGACTGAACCAAAGAATGACACAGGAAGAGAAAGACTATGCACAGAAATTTATAAACGACCATATACTTTTTCAAGACTACCAAGACGGAGGTATGCCTACGATAGAATCTATCTTAGAAAAGAATGCTCAAAGTGTAATGAGAACAGGCAGTAGAATACTTGTCATAGACCCATTTAACTTTGTGCAAACAAACGATAAGTATGCTTTAGAAACAGATATGGTTAGTGATATGCTTACGAAAGTTCAGCTTCATTGTAAGCAATATGACGTTCTTTGTTTCTTTGTTTGTCATCCAACTAAGCCACAGATACGAGACGGAAAGAAAAATGTCGTTACAGGTGTTGATGTTGCAAAGTCTATGGCATTCTTCTCTAAATGTGATACTGGGTTGACAGTTTACAGAGGAGAAGGCACAGTAGATATACATTGTTGGAAAGCAAGGTGGCAATGGCAATCTTCTTTAGGAGTTGCTAGCTTAACTTTTAACCCTGTTAATAACAGATATGCAGAAGCACAACAAATCAAAGACGACTACGATTGGGAGTTCTAAAGAAGAAATCCACGTTAATGATGTAGGCAGTCCATATCTACATAAACATCACGAAGTTGTTATTAGAGTCTTTAACAACACTAAAGTTGGCAGAGCCATAGTGCTTGACCAACATCTAATAGATGTTTTGTTTCACGAAGATTTACTAGATACAAAGCAACATTATGTCTGCGATAAGTATTTAGGAATAATTTCTAAATCAGGATGTTTTGCCCAATCAAGTTCTGCCGTCAGCGAAAAAATATTTACGACTGGTAGCAGGAAAACAGGCACTATACCCCAAGCCTGTATTCTTCTTGGTGTGCAAAGGAGCATAAAAAATATATGTGGAAATAAAAAAGAAGGTATCTTTTGGAAGTTGATGACTGAAAACCCAAATAGAATCAATCACTTAGAGTTAAGTGTAATTAAAGAATGTGCTGATGCACTACAAACTTATTGGTACGTCAGTCAGGAAAGTCCTGTTTCTTTGTTTCAGCAAGCCTTGTCAAGCCACTAAGAGATTCAGAAGTTAGACTGCCTGAATAAATCTCCTTACCTATCTGTTCAGACATATCTTCTTCTAATCCTACTGCTTCTTTTGACTCTTTCATAAGCCTGTTCACTTCAGAAATTTGTTGAAGCGACAAGCCTTTCTCTTCAGCCAGGGTATGTATCATATGAATAATCTGCTTGTTTAAAGAACGACTTTCTTTTTTTGCCAGTTCGTGTGCAAGTTCATAGGTTTCTTGCGAACATCTAATGAATAGACTTTTGCTCATTTTCTATATCCTCGTTTAATTCATCTTCGTAAACTATCACAGGTGATTCTTGCACTTCGGCAATAGCTACACTCTCTCGACCTACTTGATAGAACCTATCTTCTTCTAATTGACGTATGGCAGATTCTAATAGCCACTCGTTTGAGGTTATCAAAGGGTCATCTAATAATGAAATAGCAAAACTTAACGCATCCATTTCAGTATCAAAGACCCAAACTAAGTGTACCCATTTGGCACTACTTTGAGTTGAAAAAACATTTTTAGGGTCAGGAATATCTAATTGATATGTGTGTCTTACTACTGCAAACATCATTACATTATAGGCAAAATGCTATCAAATTGAAAGCCACATACGAAATTCTCAGTAGCTTATTCGGGCTTTGTAAAAAATATTTATGCGACTGGTATTTTGAGCTATTCCCAGGTTCTCATGTGAAAATCATACGTCTTACTTTGTCGTTAGGGTATTTTAAAATTTGTATTTTAAATGTTGGAGTAGTTTATATGAAACTTAGAAAATATAGTAACACAGGAGGAGTTGTAGGTAGAAGGACAAGAGCCTTAGAGAGATTGCAAAAGGTCAAGAAGCCTAACGAGAAACAGCTTAAAGATATTGAGATTTTAGAAAAAAGAATTAAGGAAATAACTCTTAAATGAAAAAAGGTAGGGCAGTTTAGATGTTTTAGCGTGGAGACGTATTAACTTTAATCGGTTAGGGCACTAACCAACGTGGATAACACCATAAGGAGGAAAAACTTAACATCTAAATTGTTTCTACGTTTCATGTGAAACATAGACTATCTTAAACGACTATCTTATACGATAAAAAAATGGATAAAAAAAAGGGATGAGTTCTAGGAAAACCCACCCCTTTTAACATCTACTAACTAGACATGGAGGTTATCTTGTTCTAAGTCTTAACAAGATAGAAATACTGTAATACTTTCGATTGCAGAATGCAAGTGTTATCCACAAGTTATTCACACAGTTATCCACAGGTTTTCCAGACTCATCTATAAAAATAAATATTCCTAGTTTTTTGCTCGCCCACCATATCTTGTGTTGATTGATTGAGAACACCACTAGATATAGACACCGACTTTCATGCGACTAGGAAAATATTTCCCTGGGAGCTACAAGAACTCATCAAAACACAGCAGTAGGTTAGGTTTTAGATTTCCTACAGGTAATTTTATCTACCTGTAGTATTTGCTTTTTTCAGACCAAAAAAAAAGGCAGTAACCACTAATTAAAGTAGTTACTGCCTTATTTATTTTAAAGTTAATTGTTGATGTCCATAAAAATTAGGACTGATAAACAAAAGGAAACTCCTAGACCACTAAAGAAGAGTAAAAGATAATCGACTCTAGTTATCCATTCCTGTAAAAGTAATCTCTCTCCCCAGGCAAAACCTAGAAAAAGAAAAACAACAACACCCATTGATGCAATGATTGTTAAGAATCTATTCATTACTAAGATACCTCCGAAATTACATACAGAACAAAAAGAACCAAAGGTATTTTTGTATACATATGATATTTTAAGGGATTGTTATGAACCCATTGATGAATTTTATTCATAGACTCCTCAAGAATTTCTTTACTCATTTTTATCTCCGTTTATGGTAAAAGTCTGCCCTACTTGAGACAAACTAAACGTATTATCTTCATTAAGTTTAAGTCTGTAAGTAAAACCTTCGTTTTCCTTTTCATAGTAAACAAAAGTAAGATTTTCTATTGCTTCTGCTACTTGCTTATACCAGTCATCATCATCAACATATTTGAGTATAGGCGATATAGGCATTGAAACAGTATCTATTTGTCTATAAAAACCATGTTCAAGTTTGCTTGCTAATTGCTCGCCAGTTGCTTGCACATAGAGTTTATCTATTTTGTTAAATGCTTTCATACATTTTCTCCATTCGTTAGTAAAACTAATTTCGACCCTTTTGGGTCATCATCAGGGAAAATACACATTTTCCGATTAGTTTTTGTAAATTGAGCCTCCACAATTCGTTTCTAAGAGCGAAACTGAAGGCAAGTTGACCTGGGATATCTCCCAAATCAACCTACCCTTAGAATCGTTTCTATGCTACGAGACTATTCTTATCCACATAAACAACCTCACCAAAAGGTAAATTATTAGAATAAGAACTTTCCTCCGTAACGCACCATATAACAGGAACTTCAGGCTGAACGTCAGAATCAACCACTCCGAATCCGTCTGTAAAATAAACGAATGCTTTTACGTCCTGGACTTCATCTGAATAATCATTGAAGAGATTAAAAGGAGGATTAAATTCTGTTCCTCCTCCTCCTCTAGCTTCAAGTTTTACCTCTTCACCCTGGTCAAGTTCATATACATCCCACCATTCACCATTAGAATTTTTTCTTACGACTGTATCGCAATAACAAACTCTAATTTTTTCTAAACCGCACGATTCAGCCATTGAAATAATTTCAGTAGTGAATATGTTTAGTTCGTCTTGGTCAATTGAACAAGATGTATCTATGGCTATAGCTAACTCACCTCCCTGGGAAGATTTAACTTTACTAGGTAAATATAAACCTCTCCAGGTATGACGTTTATTAGGTCTCGCCCACGTTCTATCGTCAGCCATAGAACTTGAAAGAAAATCACTTAACAGTTCATGCCAGTTAAAATTGATTTCCTGTAATTCTTGCATTCTGCGACCTATCGCAGAGCCTGAATCACTTCCTATAGATTTCTCAAGTTTGTCAGCTTTAGATACTGCATTCCTGATTTCAGTTTGAAGGTCAGACAATTCCGAATCACCTAAAGGTTTTCCTTCTTCGTCTTGAGCCTGTACTACTTCACCTACTGGCATAGGAAGTTCATCCCATTCAGTAGAGGAAACGTCTACCCCCTCACCTTCATGTCCTGTAATATCGTCTACAGTATCTTGTAAAGAATCATCATCTTCTGCCAAAATTTGATACACCTTTTCAGCAGTCATACCCTTATATTTAATATCAAGTAAACCACCTTCAGGCAATTTCATTCCTAAATCCCAACAAAGATAAGCATTAATTATATAGTCAGTTGCGTAATTCCATAGAACGTGATGCCTACTTCCTTTTCTCAACGGATGTTCCCATATAACGTGGCTAGCTTCGTGAACTAAGACTGCTTGTAATTCCTTAACAGAAATACTTTTGACAAAATCTTTATTCCAAAAAATTCTTTGTCCATCAGTAGCTAACGTATCAAAAGAATCATCTTCAACCAGTTCTAAGTTGAGCAACATTGAAGCCATACCAATATTACCCTTCATTAGTTTTGCTCTAGCTTTTATAAGTTTTTGTTCAGTCATTCTTTACCTCCAAAAGCCTTATCAAAGAAGCTTCCTTTAAGGTCGCCTACAGAACTTTCTAAATCATCTGCAACCTTCTTTCGTTTAGCTTCTCCCAATTCAGTTTCATCTCTAAGAGAATCATAAGAATTGATTGAGGCAAAAACAGAAACTAGACTTTGGTGAGCATTAGTTATGTCTGCATCATTCCCTAAAATGTCAGAGTTAATTGAGGGAAGCATATCAATAGACTGTTTTAATTTCTCAAAACTGGTCTTGTGAAATGTTTCACCATTCTTTAACTTATCGACAATATGATTTACTTGTTCAAGTAAAGCCTCAACAGTAACCTTAAAAACATTTCTTACATTGTTTGCAAGTCTGTTTTCAGTTTCTTGTTGAATGCTAGCTTTCATTTTGTCAGAGACATTTAAACGAATATCAGAAGATTTTGTTATGTCCTGGATTAGTTCTTTCTTAAAATCAAAAACAAATTTGCTTCTAAGTTTTTCAACGTCAGGATAATCTTCTTCATTAAATGCGTTGCCTAATTTTCTTTCAGCTACAGAAACAAAAGAATCATAATTTTCAAGAAAACTTTCTGCTTCCTCAAAAAAATCATCTTTAGCTTCTTGCATTTTCTCGTCTAGCAAATCTAATTGTGTGCTTGGACACAATCTCCACCCACTAGTGCTAGTTGAATCAGAATCCGATTCACTATCGCTCCAGGGAACAGTTAAAGCATAATAGTATTCTCTACGAATCCTATTGGTTATACGTCTGAATATTTTATTAATATTCTCTCCATACATATGCTTAGAAACGTGCAATGTTCTATCATCTGCACCTACGTTACTTTCTAACCCTTCTCGTAAACTTTTATCTACCTTAATACCACTAGGATGTTTAACAGTTAAACTAACCAGTAGTGCTTGTTTAGATAAAAGGTTTTTATTATTTTTATTCATAAACCCTCCAGTCTATATTATTAATAATCTGTTTCGCATGACCCATAAATGAACAGGTCGCTCTTCAGTATGGTTAATTCCATATACAGAAAAAAACGGAGGGCATTTCTACCCTCCATAATTTTATACCTCTAAGTCTTGATGCTTAACTTTGAACTCATTGAAAGTTGTTGTTTCAACAAGTTCAGTTCTTGCATTGACTAGAGAACGAACAAAAAATACTTCGTATTCAGGAGTTGGAAATTGCTCTATGTATTTCAGAGCATTTTCAAAATAACTTTCAACCAAAGAATCGCTAACTTCTTTAATTACAGTTATCAACGCAACGACTGTAGCAAAATATATTCCGTTCTGTTTTTTCTTATCCTTCGCCTTTTCAGGAGAATCAATTTTCCCCTCGCAAATCTTTTGCAAGTCAGGAACATCTTCTTTGAGTTGCAAGAAAGATGCAAATTCAATTGATGCAGTTTCGCCAACATTAATGTCAGCGAATTTCTGTATAAAAGAATTTTCAGGATTAGTCTTTAAAGTGCTAGACAATCTTGTCCAGGAACGTGGGCAAGGCTGAGGAGCAATGACTTTAGGGTCAAAAACATTCAACCAGTTAGGCTGATAATTTAAGAATCCTAAAATGTCAGGGTGAACATCATTCTTGACTGCCCAATTGAACCAGTCATTAGAATCGTGAACGAACTCAATCATTGCACACCTGGAATAGCAATGAGAAGGAATCTTATTAGACCCCGCCCTATCGCTAGCCTTATTGGAAGCACAAACAATTACCCAATTACCTTTTCCATTTTCAGGAGTTGGTAATTCATAATCTCCTATTCTTTTCTCATACATAAGTTGAGATAGAACAGTTTGCATTGAATGGTGAGACTGCCCAAATTCATCCAGGAAAAGCATACCTTCTCCACTAACAGGAAGATTACCTAAAAAGGCTCTCTTCTGTTTGCCTTCCTCAATATAAGGAATGCCTGATAGGTCATAAGACTCATACAAGCTACTTCTAAAATCTATCCAACCATATTCTTTTGCAGTTGGATTAACTTTATCTGTAACCACTTTTCTTCCTTCAGCCAAGATGTCTCGCACCTCTTCGACTATTGCAGACTTTCCAATACCAGTTCCACCAATTAGGAACGGAGTATTGTTAGCCTTTATTTCGCATTGCATCATATACAACGCTTCACTAGGTTTATATTTCATTTTACCTCCATGAAATAATTATAGTTAAGTTAGCAGAAATGCTAACACCAAGAGAAAACCTTTTTACAGGCTAGAGATACCTCTATTTAATTTCTTTCGTATTGTTTCAAATACTCTTCAGTTGGTTTAATAAACAATATTGAATGCCTTAAGAGTTTCAAGTTGCTCTACGTTTAAATCGTAGACTGCATGAACGCCTATGTAGTAGTCTCCATAATCATAAAATCCTACAGACTGCTCTGCATCTTCAAAACCTCCATCAGGCTCTCCGTAGACCTCTTCTAAAAGGCAAGTGTCTATGTATTTACCTTCAGGTGCAGAAACAAAACACTCACCATTTAAGTTTGCATAATTTTCTATATCAAGACTATCAAAGACTGAATAATCCCAATATGAATGACCAATATCAATATCAGTTCTAAATTTAACTAAAATCATATTGCTTACCTCAATCCAATTCTAGCTTCTAGCAACCTTGCTATACGCTCACGAATTGTCCTTATATCGTATGCAAATTCGCATTGATTATCTTTAACAATCTCAAACAACTCATCTAAGTCTTGGGGAATAACTTCCTCAATCATTGTATTCTTAGATTTATAATCCTTGAGTTTAACCCTCAAGTTTTTTTCAAGTATATCTATACTCATTTTCTAACCTCCATTAGTTAGTTTCTTGAACCCTATAATTAGGATTCTCTTCAGCACGTTAATTCGTGGACTATCTTATTCAGCGACTATCTCAATCAATTTTAAAAATAAAAAAAATAATAAAAAAAAATACAAAAAAAAAGAAACAAAAAAAATGCTACTCCGTTAAGAGTAGCATTAATTTCCTCCTCTATTTATCTAACCACCCTTCCTGGATAGCTTCGTATTTTGAAAGTGAAATATCATCACTTCCAAAAGTTATGCAATCCAAGTCAACGTGATAATTAATCGCAGTATCAGAATCTATGACCAGGCTTTTATCTTTAAAATTTAAAACCTGGTTATAGTTCTTTTGCTGAATTGAAATAGGATAAGAAAGAATTTCAAACAGGGAATTTAATCTTTCCCTGGTTGTAACAGTTCCCCACCCACACAAAGAAAAAGATAATATATCTCCGTTGTGGTCTTTATCCCAATTAGCGATTTTATGACCATGCAGATAATAACCAAATTCATCCGTTCGAGAATTAGAGATAGATTTAGTTCTTCTATCTCTAAACGCAGAAGCAATAACCCTAGATATATTTCTCATTAGCTTTTCTCCTCATCAAGTTCATCTCCATATAAACCCATATAAATACCTTCTACTTCTGTATCGTCATCATCTTTGAAGCCACAAGTTTTCATTACATAATCAAATAATTCTTGATGTCTGTCGTGTATTACCATTTGAGAAATATAATCAATTTCGTCATTGACTAATTGCTCTCGCATTTCTTGTATTGTTGGTTTACTCATTAGCTTTTCTCCTCATACTTATCTTTTTCTTTATTCCAAAATTTATCTCTTTCTTGTTTATTTTCAAACCAATAACTGCCTGCACTTGCATAAGCATCATCTACATATCTATAAACAATTTCGTGAATATCTTTACCTTGCATTTCGTTGTATAGCTTTTTAGTTATACCTTTACATTCAAGTAAATAATCTAAATCTACATCACCTGTATTTTTAGCTTTCATCATATAAGCATCACTAATACCATCAAGATTTTTTAAAAAAACTTCTTTATTTTTGTTGCTCATTACTTCACCTCCTCATAAATATAAGCATCAGCTTCTTCTATTTCAAAATCATCAAGGCTTTCAGGCTCGTTGCCATCTGCTACTCTCCATGAGTTATGGTCTACTAACCATTTATCTAAATTATTAGTAGTGGCTATAAGTGATTGATGCCCAAAGGCATCAGTATAAAAAATAACTAATAAGTCTACATCACTATAGGAATGTGTCTCTTCCTCAATCGCTTCTTCAAGTTCTTTTGGAATTGATACAGTAGCAGTAATACTGCCATTTTCATTATGTACTATTTTCATAGTTAGACCCTCCAGTCTGTTTCGTTTTTAAAATTGGCTAGAGGCAATAAACTTAGATTTATTTTAACAATGCAACACGCTTTATATTCGTAGGCATTGGCTACATAAATTTATTACCTCACTCATTCAGCTAAGAGAAGCCACCTCTTAGGACATTGGAGGATGTCGCAACTGGAACTTATCGTTTCCGCATCAGTATCTTTGTTTCAAACTTTTTTCAGTTCTTTCAATACATCAGTTGGTACGCATATTTTGTCTTGAAGCTTTACTTCTATCTCCGAAGGCAATTCTTGAGACCTTCATTACTGGTTAAGCCCTTGCACGACCCAGTACACTATCTTGTTCTACTCTATAAAACCTCCATTGGTTTAATTGAATATTTAATAATATCAAAACCCACCATAATAGCTAGCATAATGTGAGCATTACATAACCAGGGAAAAAGTTACATAATGCAAGCATGAAAGAAAATAAGAAAACCAGTCTCCAAATCGTTGGGAAGGATGACGAGTTGACAATAAAGCAACGGAAGTTCGTGGATGCAATCGTTAAAGGAACATATCCCACATACAAAGAAGCTTACTTTAACAGCTATGACGTTAAGCCTAACAAGAATGGCAGTATTCCTAAATGGGTAGAAGTAGAAGCAAGCCTACTATTAAGTTCTCACCCTAAGATAACCCAAAGTATCAGGAAGGCATTAGAAAGGAAGGAGGACCATGCAGTAGCCTCAAGCATACGGACAAGGAGTTACGTTCTTGAAAGACTATATAAAGAATCTACTGAAGCAGATACGTCAGCATCTAAAATTAGAGCATTAGAGCTGTTAGGCAAAAGTGTGGCATTGTTTAGCGATGTAGTAGAGACAAAAGAAGCAAGACAAAGTACGGATATAGAAGCAGACATAGAAGAGAAGATTAAGACCCTATTAGAAAGCCAGGAAGATTAACCAGGTTAAAGACTACCTTAATCAATTATAAGACTACCTTAATCTAGGACTAAATTAATTTATTCCTGGTTGTTCCCTGGACGCAATAAATCTTCCAGGCGAATTGACCAGGGAGCTTCCCCAGGCATTCGACCAGACTATGCAATGTTCCAGGTGAATTTATACGGATATGTGCGTAGTTATAAGGTATTTAAAATTAAATAAGGTATGAGAGATAAAAAAGGGGTTTAGCATCCTACATATATGCAAGCGTAATGCAAGCTATTTCTTACCCCACCCTTTTTTTTTATAAACCCAGAGGTATACCCTTACCCCCCACCCCCATGTATATAATGACGTTACCTGACTGACTATAATACATAGTGATTTACACAAGATATCACTAACTTTCATATACCCCCCCTATTATATTGCATTTTGCTAGCAAGTTTTTATTAAGTAACTCCCCTTTTATATATAAAGACCCAGGATTCCTAGACCCCCATATTATTTTTTTTAAAAAACTATTGCTTTTTTTGTGAAGGGGGTGCAATATGTTAAAATCTTGTAGTTCCTATACCTAGTAATTATTACTTAATAAGTAAATACTCAATATATTAGGTACTTACTAAAGATTTTATTTAAGAAGTATTTATTAAATAAGTATATACTATCTATATGCAAGACTTTATTAGTAAGTTATTCGATATTTGCGTTTATATTTTACAAGTTATTGGGGATGTAACAGGAATGGGCTATCATCTAGCCAATATTGTAATTTTCATAATTTTGCAACCTGCATTAATTTTGCTTTTCTTTATTTTATGGAAAATAGAGCGAAATAAAAATGAATAAAAAAGTACTTAGTAAGGTAAAGAATTTATCTCCTGTTCAGAAACAAGAGTTATTGTCTTTACTTGAAGAATTAGAACAAGCCAAGAATAGAGAGAAATGCCACGATGAGTTTATGACCTTTGTTGGGGAGATGTGGTCCGCTTTTATTCATGGTAAACACCACGAGATAATGGCTGAAGCGTTTGAAAGGGTCGCTAAAGGCGAATTAAAGCGTTTAATCATCAATATGCCTCCCAGACACACAAAGAGTGAGTTCGCTTCTTATTTGCTCCCTGCGTGGTTTCTAGGTAAATACCCAGATAAGAAGATAATTCAGACTGCTCACACGGCTGAATTAGCTGTAGGCTTTGGTAGGAAGG